CACCTCGAACTGATTCCCAGACGGAGGTGCGAAAAAGGAGAGCCAACATGGCAATCAACGTGAAGACCACCGGCAGCCTGGCTGCCAATGGTGTGAAAGTCCTGGTCTACGGCCAGGCCGGTGCAGGTAAGACCTCACTGATCAAGACCCTGCCGCAGCCCATCGTGCTGTCTGCTGAAGGAGGCCTGCTGTCCATCCAGGACGCCGACCTGCCCTTCATTGAGATCAGCGACATGGAGACGCTGCGGGAGGCATACACCTGGCTGACTCAGTCCGATGAGGCCAAGGGTTTCCAGTCGGTCGCGCTTGACTCCATCAGCGAGATCGCTGAGGTGGTGCTCAATGCCGAGAAGAAGGCCACCAAAGACCCACGCCAGGCCTACGGTGCGATGCAGGAGCAGATGGCCGACATCATCCGCGCATTCCGCGATCTGCCTGGCCGGCACGTCTACATGAGCGCCAAGCTGGAGAAGACGCAGGACGAGATGGGCCGCGTGCTGTATGCGCCCTCGATGCCTGGCAACAAGACCGGCCAAGCGCTGCCTTACTTCTTCGACGAGGTGCTGGCGCTGCGTGTCGAGAAGGACAGCGACAACAACACCCAGCGCGCCCTGATGTGCGACTCGGACGGCCTCTGGCTGGCCAAGGACCGCAGCGGCAAGCTGGACGCCTGGGAAGCGCCGGACCTCGGTGCAGTCATCGCCAAGATCGGAGGCAAGTGATGAACATCCGCGAAATGCTCAAGACAGAAGATTTCATCAAGACCGTCACAGACGTGGAGCAGTTGGCCCAGATGTGGATCTACGCCAAGGACACGGAGACCACTGCAACGGCCGACCGTCGTGCGATTGAGGACCAGATCAGGAAGATCGCCAGCATCCGCGACGATGTGGAAGGCACAGAGAACCTGGCGCTCGAAGGTTTCAAGGTCAAGGTGGTCAGCCGCATCGACCGCAAGGTCGACGCTGACAAGGTGCAGGAGCTGGCCGCCGAGCACGGCCTGACCGATCACCTGAGCACGCTGTTCCGGTGGAAGCCGGAGATCAACATGGCCATCTGGAAGGCGACAGATGAGGCCATCACCAAGCCACTCGCCGCAGCAATCACGGCCAAACCTGGCCGCCCTTCTTTCACCATTGAACCCATCAAAACCAAGGAGTAATCATCATGGCATTTCTCGGACAAACCTATGCAGCATCGGACCTTCCCCAAGGCAACAGCAACTACGAGCCGCTGCCGGCTGGCTGGTACACAGCCAACATCACGCAGGCTGAGCTGAAGAACACGGCCGCTGGCGATGGCCAGTACATCAAGCTGCGTTACGACATCACCGGACCGTCTCACCAGGGCCGCGTGGTGTTTGGCAACCTCAACATCAAAAACGCGAGCGCCAAGGCCGAGGAGATCGGCCGCCAGCAGCTTGGCGAGATCATGCGCGCCATCGGCCTGGCCAAGGTCCAGGACACCGACCAGCTCATCGGTGCCAGCATCCAGATCAAGCTGGACGTGCGCCCTGCACGCACCGACGAGAAGACTGGCAAGACCTACGAGGCCAGCAACGATGTGAAGGGGTTCAAGGCTGTCAATGGTGGCGCAGCGCCCAGCTTCGCCGCGGCAGCAGCACCTGCGGCCGCAGCTCCTGCAGCCTCTGCAGCACCGGCCAAGGCCGCGCCGCCCTGGCAGAAGAAGTGAAGTGAAAAGCCCCAGCCTCGTGAGAGGACTGGGGCAAGTTGGCAACCACTAGAAGGAGACGGGCACCATGAAGATACCCGAGGCAAATCATAGCATCCAGGGGCTGATCGACAAGCACCACGAGGACCAGGCCGAGCCACCGCGGCCGCACATGGGCTGCAGCCAGTTGGGCCACCCTTGCGACAGGTGGCTGTGGCTGTCGTTTCGCTGGGCTGTCCAGCCCCAGTTCCCTGGCCGCATCCTGCGCCTGTTCAGGCGTGGCCAGATGGAGGAGGCCACCATCGTGTCGGACCTGCGCGCCATTGGCATGGACGTGCGCATCAGCCGGCAGCAGGCGCGCGTGGACTTCGGTGCGCATGTGTCCGGCAGCATCGACGCCATCATCGAGTCTGGCGTGCCTGCAGCACCCAAGAAGCGCCATGTGGCCGAGTTCAAGACGCACAGCTCCAAGAGCTTTGCCGACCTGGAGAAGAACGGGGTCGAGAAGTCCAAGCCCGAGCACTTTGTTCAGATGCAGCTCTACATGCATGGCACCGAGATCGACCGCGCCTTGTATGTGGCCGTCTGCAAGGACGATGACCGCATCTACACCGAGCGCGTGCGCTACGACAAGGAGGTGGCCGAGAAGTTCATCGCACGCGGCCGCAGGCTGGCACTGGAGGACCGCATGCCGCCGCCCATCAGCACCGATCCATCCTGGTACCAGTGCAAGTTCTGCGATGCGCACGAGTTCTGCCACGAGACCAAGACCACCAAGCACGTCAACTGCCGCACCTGCGCTTTGGCCACAGCAATGCCTGACTCGACATGGCACTGCGCCAAGTGGGATGCTGAGATACCTTTGGACTCTCAGCGCACTGGCTGCGAGGGTCATGTTTTGCACCCTGATCTGGTGCCTTGGCAGCGCATGGATGGTCCGAACGAGTTCACTGCTGTGTATGAGATCAATGGCGTGAATCTGGCCAATGGAGACCCTGAGCAGGAAGGTGTTTGGGGTAGCAAGGAGTTGCTGGCCAATTCCAATGCCTGCGCCAGTGGTGATCCTCTGATCGCTGAGATGCGCAAGGATTTTGGTGGAAGGATTGTTGGATGACTAAAGACGAATCATTACGCCTTGCATTGGAGGCGTTGGAAAATCTGGCGCATTACGCAGATACCTGCGAGTTATTTTTGAAGGAAACACATCCCGGTAAAGCAGATGCTTTGCGGCAGCGTGTGACTAAATCAATCGAAGCCATCACCGCCATTAAAGCCGCACTAGAAGCGAAGGATGAGCCTGTGGCGTGGATGGATGCGTCACGTTTCGAAGAATTGCGTAATGGATTTACTGTGATGACAACATTGACAAAGAAAAAAGCATTTTTCGATGACATTGCAATCTACACCACCCCACCACAGCGTAAGCCGCTGACGGATGAGGAGATTAAAAAGTGTTGGGACAGTGCGGGTTACACGGGAACTATTCCAAAAGGATTTGCCCGAGCCATCGAAGCCGCACACGGTATTGCAGGAGAAAAACCTAATGCTCCGTGACTACCAACAGCGCACCATCGATGAGCTGTACCGATGGTTTGAGGCTGGCAATGCTGGCAATCCTTGTCTGGTGCTTCCGACTGGCTCAGGCAAGTCGCACATTGTGGCTGCGCTGTGCAAGGATGCCCTGCAGAACTGGCCAGAGACTCGGGTGCTCATGCTGACCCATGTCAAGGAGCTGATCGAGCAGAATGCCGAGAAGATGCGCCAGCACTGGCCAGGCGCGCCAATGGGCATCTACAGCGCCAGCATCGGCAAGAAGCAGCTTGGTGAGCCAATCACCTTCGCCGGCATCCAGTCGATCCGCAAGAAGGCCAAGCAGCTCGGCCACGTCGACCTGGTGATCATCGACGAGTGCCACCTGGTCAACCACAAGGACGAGGGTGGATACCGCCAGTTCCTGGCCGACCTGAAGGCCATCAACCCTGCGCTGCGGGTCATCGGACTGACGGCCACGCCATACCGCCTGGGGCACGGCCTGATCACCGACAAGCCTGCGCTGTTCGATGATCTGATCGAGCCAGTCAGCATCGAAGAGCTGGTGTTCAAGGGTTACCTGGCCACGCTGCGCAGCAAGGTCACCAAGGCCAAGCTGGACACCACTGGCGTCCACAAGCGAGGTGGAGAGTTCATCGAGTCCGAGCTGCAGGCCGCCGTCGACACCGACGACAACAACCAGAAGGTGGTGCGCGAGATCATCGATCTGGCAGGCGACCGCAAGGCCTGGCTGCTCTTTTGCACTGGTGTCAAGCACGCGCACCATGTGGCCGAAGTCCTGCGCCAGCGTGGCGTGGCCGCGGAGTGCGTGACTGGCGAGACGCCCAAGAAGGAGCGCGAGCGCCTGCTGGCCGAGTTCAAGTCCGGCCGGCTGCGTGCCCTGACCAATGCCAATGTGCTGACCACCGGGTTCGATTACCCTGACATCGACCTGATCGCCATGCTGCGCCCAACCATGTCGGCCAGCCTGTACGTCCAGATGGCCGGCCGCGGCATGCGGGTCAAGAGCCACATCGATCATTGCCTGGTGCTGGACTTCGCTGGCGTGGTGGCCACACATGGACCGATCACGGCCGTGCAGCCGCCCAAGAAGGCAGGCGATGGCAATGGCGAGGCACCAGTCAAGGTCTGCGACAACTGTGGCGAGCTGTGCGCCATCGCCGTGGCCATCTGCCCTGCGTGCCTGACGCCATTCCCAGAGCCGGAGCGCAAGAAGCTGGAGCTGCGCAACGACGACATCATGGGCCTGGAAGGCAGCGACCTGGAGGTCACCTCCTGGAGCTGGCGCAAGCACGTCAGCCGCGCATCAGGCAAGGAGATGCTGTCCTGCACCTACTATGGCGCACTGTCCGACAAGCCAATCACCGAGTACCTGCCCGTACTGCACGAGGGTTACGCAGGCGCAAGGGCCATGCAGCAGTTGTACACGATGGCCGCCAGCGCCGGGGCCGATCTGAGCAATGCTGTGCATGCGCAGGGCGACGAGGATGGACTTGACTACTTGGCGCGCCAGATGAACGACGCCAAGGCTCCGGAGCAAATCGAATATCGCATGGATGGAAAGTTTTATCGAGTGTTGAAAAGGAGTTGGACATGAGTTGGGCTGAGTTGGAGATAAAAGTCATCCGTTGGTCTGAGGCGCGAAGCATCATCCCGAACGCCACGCCAACGAGCCAGTTGCTCAAGGCTGTAAGCGAGATGGGCGAACTGTGCGATGCCGAAGGCAAGCGCGACCTCGCTGCCATCGAGGATGCCGTGGGAGATGTGCTTGTCTGCCTGATCAACTACTGCGCGCTGCGTGACCTGGACATGACCAGGTGCCTGGCCGGAGCCTATGAGCAGATCAAGGACCGCCGAGGCACGCTGATGCCAGACGGCGCGTTTGTGAAGGCGCAAGCATGAGCACCAGACCGCCAGAACCGCAAGCCGTCATCCAGTGGCGGGAGCTCGTCCAGTCCGAGCCGCCGCGGTGCTGCCATACGTGCGACCACTATGGCAAAGACGGGCATTGCGCTGAGTTTGACATGAAGCCGCCTGCAGACTTCGCTGGGTCGATTGATGCATGCGAGTTGTGGGCCGAAGAGGTGCCGTTCTGATGGCCACCACTAACACCACGCCATCAGAACACTTCGAGCAGCGCGAGTTGGTGCGCTGGTTTCGCAAGGCGCATCATGGAGTGCTGATCTTCGCCATCCCCAACGGCGGAGCCAGAAGCCTAGCCACGGCTGGGCGCCTCAAGGCCGAGGGCGTGGTGTCTGGCATTCCCGATCTGTTTGTTCCGGCGTGGCGCCTATGGGTGGAGATGAAACGCGAGCGTGGCGGTGTTGTGAGCGCAGATCAGAAGGACATCATCGCAAAGTTAGAAGTCGTGGGATACTGTGTGCTTGTGTGCCGTGGCGCCGAAGACGCCAAGGCCAAGATCGCAGCATTCCTGGAGAGCAACCCATGCCACAGCGGCCCAAAGACCTCAAAAGCTCCTTTCTGACCATTCGACTTCCGGCCGACGTGAAGTCGGCGCTGCAACAACAGGCGCGGCAAAGCGACCGCACCCTCAGCGCGCAGGCACTGCATTACATCAAGGCGTGCTTGAGGGATAGCCCTGCAAAGTAGTGGGACATTGTGGGAATGCGTGGGAAGCGTTGTATGATTCTTTCATCGACAACGCAACTGGAGCACGCAAGATGAACACCGACAAGACCCCGCAAAAGATCGAAGGCGCTGTTCGCATCGGCCACGGCACCAAGCTGCACCCCGCCGTGAAGACCGAAGGGTACGGCGTGTTTATCTGCTGCAGCTGCCCGGGCACGCAGCAGGGCGCTGCGTACAGGTCGGCGATGTTCTTGGCGGGCGCCGAAGCCAATTGCCGCAGCCGCAAGTGATCCCCTCCCCCGCTGCGCTAGCAGCGGCCTGCCTCGAGGCAGGCCAGTGTTCACCACAACAAGGAGCTCCCCATGCACACCATAGGAATCCACGGAGTCCAGAGCATCACCGTAGAGGAAACAGCAATCCGCGGTGATGCTGCGCACACATCCATTTGGCGGTCCATCGTCATCAAGACAAAGGACGGCGCCACCATTGAGATCACCCTGTTTTCAGACACGCCTGCAAAACTGGCATTGAACAAGGAGAGCGACAAATGAAACCCAGCCACTACACCACCCCGCGCACCCTGGCTGACTGCCAGTTCACCAGCGGCTATCCGACTCGCTACCGGTTCGAGCGCCAGGCCAAGCGCGCCGACGTCTTCATGGTCGTGGTCTGCGTGGCCGCGGCCGGTCTGATGCTGCTGGGGGTCATCTGATGAAGCACTATCTTGAGGATAAGGTGCGCGCTGAGCTCCACCCCGAGGCGCACGAACCCATGCCGTACAACCCGCGCCTGCCGCTGGGCTGCGACCAGCAGGGCCGCTATCCGCAGGCCGCGGAACCGTGTGTCGATCTAGACGAGCTTGGCGTGCGGTTGCCCGAGCCCGAGCCGTGGTGGCACGATTGGGTGCTGGTGGCCGTGGCGCTGCTGGTGTTGGGGTTGGTGTTTGCGCCGTTGGGGGTGTGAGATGAAGCTGACACCATGGTTCCCCGGCACCGTCAAGCCGGTGCGGGTTGGCGTGTATGAAAGGCAGTACTTTCGGGAGCAGCTTGAAACCCGTTATTCCTATTGGAGCGGCTACAAATGGTCTACATGGGCGCCAACCCCGAAGGGGGCCCTTGATCTTTGGTATACGGTAGGCGCGCTCCAAGACCTCCCTTGGCGCGGAGTGCTGAAATGACCCTCAATCCCAAAGCCTTCCTCCGGAGGTGCTTTGCCTGCAACCGCGACATGCGCGACCACGCGGG